GTGCAGCGCCGGCGCTCGAAGGGGGGCTGGCTAATCCCCTACTGAGGGGTGCCGCGACGAATTCCGCCGTCGCTTCCGAGCGCTGACGAACCCGTAAATTATCGAGCCGACGAAGAACATGGCCAGCTTCCAAAGCTTGAAGGTGACGTAAGTACTCAAGTTTCCTCCTGACTAAGTTTCGCAGCATATCACCAGCCCGCACCCGCGGGCTTTTTTACGACCAAACCTCATGCAGATTCCATTCGTGGGCGGCGCGTACCAGTCGCGCTCGCTGAACCTTGACGCCCAGCGCTGCATCAATCTGTATCCCGTGCTGGGCGAATCTGGTAATGCCAAGGCCGTGCGCGCGCTGTTCGGCACGCCGGGCTTGCGCCGGCTGGCGACGCTCGTCGGCGGTGGCGTCCGCGCGCTGTACCGGCCGTCGGTCGGTGACGCCATCGCCGTGGCGGGCGCCAACGTCTATCGCGTGGCCGCCGACTTCACGGCCACCCTGGTCGGAACGATCGACGCGCTCGACGCCCCCGTTTCGATTAAAGACAACGGCAACATCGCCCTACTCGGGACGGGCCCGAACGGGTACCAGCTGAACCTGGGCACGAACGCCCTGGCGCGCATCGATGACGAGGCGTTCTACGGCGGGCAGCGCGTCGACTACGCGAACAACGCCTTCATCCTCGACCGACCGGGCACGTTCCAGTTCTACATATCGGCGGCCGATGGCTCGGTGACGTTCGACGCGCTCGACTTCGCCGCGGCGGACAGCAACGCGGAGCCGATCGTCTCCCACATCGTCAACCACGGCCAGCTGCTGCTGTTCAAAAGGACCGTGACCGAGGTGTGGAGCTACACCGGCGACGCAGACTTCCCGTATGCGCGCGACGGCAATGCTCTCATCGAGCAGGGCTGCTGCGCGCCCCACTCCGTCGCCGACCTGGACAACAGCGTGTTCTGGCTGGGCGAGGACAAGACCGGCCAGGGCACCGTCTGGCGCCTGAACGGCTACTCGCCCGTGCGCGTGTCCCACGACGGCATCGAACGCGCGATCCAGAGCTACGGCGACGTCTCGGACGCTCGCGCCTTTGCCTATACACAGGAGGGCGAGACGTTCTACCAGCTCAGCTTCCCCAGCGCGAACGCGACATGGGTCTACGGCGTGAAAGCCCAGCTCTGGCACGAACGCGCCTGGCTCAACCCGAGCGACGGCCAGTTGGACCGGCACCGCGCCAACTGCCACATGTTCTGGGGCGGCGAGCACGTGGTCGGCGACTGGGAAAACGGCAACCTGTACGCACTGGATCTCGGCTGCTACGACGACGACGGCGATCCGCTGCTCGCGCTGCGCTCAGCGCCGCACGTAGCCGATGGCGATTACCGGCGCATCCGCTACCACGGCCTGCAGGTCGACATCGAGGCGGGCGTCGGCTTGCTGACCGGCCAGGGCAGCGACCCGCTGATGATGGTTCGCTGGTCGGACGACGGCGGCCACACCTGGAGCACGTTGCGCACGATGTCGATGGGCCGTATCGCCGAGTTCAAGGCACGTGCACGCCTGCGGCGCCTGGGCAGCAGCCGCGACCGCGTGTTCGAGATTTCGATTTCCGATCCCGTGAAGCGCGTCATCCTCGGCGCCGCAGTGGACGCGGAGGGCCTGACGCGATGAGCAAGAGCACCTTGAACCTGTTCCCAGCGCGCGTGGCGATCGGCAACGTGCAGCCCGACGGATCGGTGCTGATGACGCCGGAATTCTCGCGTGCGCTGACCGCCGTACTGGCGCGGATCGGCGGCCCGAACGGGATGTCGTCGGACGACCTGGCCGCGCTGGGCGCCTTCGGTGTCGACGCGGCTGCCGCATCCGACACCCGGTCCCAGGACGTCGCGACGGCGCTCACGTGGACGCAACCCATCGACCGCACTGCCCTGGACAACATCCGGAAGGAAATCGCCCTGATCCCGGACTACTCGGCCGCGTTCGGCTCGCTGGGCACGATGGCCAAGCAGAACGCGAATGCCGTGGCCATCACGGGCGGCACGATCAACGGCACGTCCATCGGCGCGACCGCGCGCAACAGCGGCAGGTTTACAACCCTGAGCGCCGGCACGGGATCACCCACGTACCGGTTCGTCGTCTCCAACAACGGCGCCCAAGGCCTCGAGTTCGACTCGGACGGCGGGGCCTTCGGCGCGGGCACGACCGGCATCCTGGCCTATGACCGGGTCGCCGCCGGCTACGTTTCGCTGACGGTTGCCGCGTCCACGATCTCGCTGCGCGCCACGAACACCACGCGGATCTCCGTCAACGGTACGGGCATCGGCTTCTTCGGCGCCACGCCGATTGCAAAGCCGGCCGTCACGGGCTCGCGCGGCGGCAATGCAGCGCTCGCGTCAGCCCTTACCCAGCTGGCCTCGCTGGGACTGATCACGGACAGCACGACCGCATAACAACCACCTGAAAGGACCACCATGGCAGTCAACCCGTACATTTTCGACGGTGCGGTGCTGGGCGCGGCGCTGGCCGACATGGGCACGACGGTGCCCGCCCTGACCAAACGAATCATCAAATCCGCATCGCTGGTCAACACGACGGCCGCGCCCATCGCTGGCACGGTCGCTTTCGTGGCGCCCGACGGCACCACGGTCATCACGCACATCTCGGCGCGCCCGATCGCCGCGGGCGAGACGTACCCCTGCTACGAGCTCGTCAACAAAGGCATCAACCCGGGCGGAAAGGTGCAGGCGATGGGCGCCGGCCTGACGTTCACGTACACCGCACTCGACATCGTATAAGGACCACCGATGCCTACCACCACCCTCATGCCGGAAGGCCGGCAACGCTATTACAACAACGACGGCACGCCGGCGGCCGGTTGCAAGCTGTACACCTATGCCGCGGGCACGACGACGCCGAAAGCCGTGTACCAGGACGCCGCTGGCACCGTCCCGCACCAGTGGCCGATCACGCTGGACGCGAAAGGCGAAGCCGCGATTTTCTGGGATGGCGCGTACAAGGTCGACCTGAAGACCGCAGCGGGCCAGCAGGTCAGCGGATACCCGGTCGACAACTACAGCACCGACCCGGCCGGGCTGCAGAACATTTCGCCGCAGCTGGCCGCGCCGACCGGTGCGAATCTCGTCGGTTTCAATGCATCGGGTGCTGGCGCCCAGGCGCGCACGCTGCTCGATCGCGGCCGTGATTCCGTGAGCGCCTTCGACTTCATGACGTCGGCCCAGATCGCGGACGTGCGCAACGGCGTGCCTACCGACGTCACCACGGCGCTGCAGAACGCCTTGGCGTGCTTTACGACGTTCGCCGGCGAAGTGATCCTCCCGCCGGGGAACTATCGAATCTCGCAGCCGATCGTCACCACCGGCAAGGGCATGCGCATTCGAGGCGCCTCGCGGTACGGCACGTACATCACCGCGCCCGACCTGGCCACGTTCGACATGATCCGCATCGCCCACCAGCAGTGCGAGGTGTCCAACATTATCTTCCGCCCGTCGACGGCCTCGCAGGTCCCGATCAGGGCCTATGCCGGCCGCGCACACATCCACGACTGCTACCTGCTGTCGGGCTCGAACAACAACGGCATTGGGATCCTGCTGACCGATATCGATCCGGTCACCAGCGCGTTCGTACCAGGTGCGTACGCGCACACGATCGACAACAACACCATCGGAGATGCTGGCTTCGCCTTCGCCAACGGCATTACCGAAACCACCACGCAGGGCCTGCAGATCTGCCGCTTCCACCGGAATAACATCCTGTCGAACCGCCCCATCAAGGTGAACAAGGGCGGTGCGAACTCGTACTTTGCGAACCTGCTGCAGAGCTCCAGCGGCGCGGCCGGCGCGCAGGTCGGCGTCGGCATCACGCTGGGCCCGAACGTCGTGGGCGAGAAGATCGGCCACAACTACATCGAACTGTTCCAGGCGCAGATCGAAGCACAGAGCGTAGACAACACGTACCAGCTGTTCCACGCGATCGCGAACCATAACGACAACTGCACGGCGTCCGTTTCCGACGCCGGCGCGAAGAACTACGTCATCGAGGATCCGGTCGGGAAAGTGGAGAACCGGTTCGGCTGGTCGACGCGCTACACGGCCACCCAGTGGGGCGTGAACACGCCGAGTGGCGTCAGCGGGTTCGGGATGGACACGTCCGGCAACTGCTTCATGGGGGCCGCATCGGGTGCGAACCACATCATCAACAAGGCCGGCACGGTGCAGGGTGGCGTGGTCCTGACAATTCAGGGCGCCGGCGCTGTGGTCGGCTACGTCCAGCACGCCACGGCTGGCACGCTCAACGGCGCGGGCGCGGCGATCACGTTTGCGAAGAACTCCGTTACCGATCGCTCAGGCAACTTCGCTGGCACGGTCAACACGGGCGGTGCCGACTATGCCGAATACATCCCCAAGACGTTCGGCTGCGGCGTCATCGACAAGGGCCAGATCATCGGCATCAACTCCAGCGCCGAAATTACGGACTGCTGGGCCGACGCGATTGCCTTCGCGATCAAATCCACCAATCCGTCGTACGTCGGGGGCGACACCTGGTCGCTTGACCTTGGCCCGCGTCCTGAGCAACCGATCTACATCGAGCCGGATTACGCCGGCGTGATCGCTGGCCGGCCGCCGATGCCGCCGGAAGAACTGGGAATTCCGGACGTCGATGCGAAGCGCATGGAGAACTTCGAACAGGCGTTCGCCAGCTGGCAGGCCGTGCAGGAACAGGAGACGGCCGACCGAGCGGCGTACAAGGACGCAGTCGATCAGGCCCGCCAGGACCATGCCGCGGCGACGAAAGCGTGGGAGCAGGCGAATAAGAAATTCGATGCCGATTACGAGGTCGCGCGCGCAAATGTTGACCGTATCGCTTTCGCCGGCCGTGTGCCTGTGAACGTGTTGGGCGCCACGCCTGGGCAGTTCATCGTGGCCGTGCAGGACGGCGACGGTATCAAGGGCGTGCCCATGAACGAAGCCGATATGACGCTGGCGAACTACATACGCGCCGTCGGCAAGGTCATCGCGATCGAGGCCGACGGCCGCGCCGTCGTGATCGTGAAGACCGCGTAACAGCTCCTCAACCTCCATCAGCACAACCATGAAAGTAAATCCAATGAGTGAACCAATTTCCGGCACGGCCGCCGGTGTAGCAGGCTGGAAGTTGCTGGGCGGCCTGGCCGGCATGGGCGCCATCGGCGCCGGCCTGGCGGCCTTCGTCGTCATGAGCATGACGAAGCCCCGCGACGAGCGGGAATGGCGTGTCGCGCTGGCGTGCACGCTCGTCGGCTCGATCGGCGGCGGCGCCGCGCTCGTGCGCTACCTCGGCATCCAGAAGTGGGTCGAGGATCCCGTCGGGCTGGTCGCGATGCTGGCCGTCGTGTTCGCGTGCGGCCTGCCGGCCTGGGCGCTCGTGCGCGCGCTGTTCGCCTACCTGAACAAGCGCCGCGACGCGGATATCACCGAAATCGTCAAGGACGTGAAGGAGCTCGTATGACACCCACCGAATTCATCGACCAGATGCTGCCGGGCGCGCGCGCCTGCCAACGCACGGCGGGCATCCCGGTCAGCTTCACGATCGCGCAGGCCGCGCTGGAAACTGGATGGGGTTCCCGTGTGCGCGGGAACAACCTCTTCGGCATCAAGGCCGACGCTTCCTGGAAGGGTCCGACCGTTGACGTTCCGACGCATGAGGTCGTGAACGGCCAGCGCATCGCCATCGTCGCCAAGTTTCGCGCGTACCCGAGCTGGGCCGCGTGCGTGCAGGACCGCGCGCAGTTCTTCCTGCGGAATCCGCGTTACGCGCGCTGCTTCAACGAGCACACGGGCGCCGGCTGGGCCCGGGCGGTGGCCGCCGCCGGCTATGCCACCGATCCGGACTATGCCGACACGCTGGTTTCGATCATGGACGGCCGCAGGTTGCAGCGTCTTGACGTCCTGCCCACCGAGGTGAAGCCGTGACCGCGCTGGAACGCCTACTGGTGAGCGTGCTGGCGGCCGTCGTGCTGCTGGCCGTCGCCTCCATCGGCGTGCGTGCGTACGGCAACCACCGGTACGACGCGGGGCACGCTGCCGCAATCGAAGAACGCGCACGCGCCGACGCTGCGGCCGTGCTGAAGCGCACGCGCGAGAACGCCGCTACGGCTGCCCAGAAGTCGGCCAGCAACGCAACCATCACGGAGAAAAAGCATGAAGAGATTCAGCCTGTGCGCGAGCGCATTGTTACTCACCGCGTGTACGTCGGCTCCGCGTTATGTGGTGACCGACCTGCCGCCCCCGCCGAAGCGAAAAGCACCGGCAGCAGCGACGGCGCCGATCCACCCGGCCGGCTGGTTCGAGCAGACGTTGAGCGAGATCTTATCGCGCTGAAGCTGGCCGTCGAGGAAGACCTGGCCACAGGCCGCGCGTGCCAGGCGGTGCTCAAAGACGAAGGCATGGTTCCGTGATGAACCTCGACTTCCACGTCATCACGCCGGCCGGCAGCGTCTACATCTGCAGTCTGGTCGACCGCAAGTGCAGCTTCATTCTGCAGCCGGTGCAGGTGCCGCCGCTGGCACCCGCCGCCGCGCCGGCTCAGCCAGCACCCGGCAGATGAGCGCGAAGCCCGCGCCGTGGTCGGCCAAGTAGGCGGCTGCGGCGCGCACGTCGTCCATGGTCAGCGCGTGGTCGACAGCGGCGGCGAGTTCGGTGTTCGGGCGGCCCAGTTCCATGCGCCGATCATACGGCGAGCACGCCGCCGGCAGGTTGCGGCTGGTCAGCCGTTATACTGTGCGCTTATACAGTATTTTCAACATCAGCATGTACGGAAAAGTGAAGCGCCTGCGCGACCATGGGCGGCGCCTGTCGAACCGCGAGATCAACCAGATGCCGGCCGTCGAGGGCGCGCTCACGCTCGCAGCAGTGCGGTCGACCTATGTCCTTCAGGTCCGGCGGCACGATTCCCAGGTCGGGGCCGGCCTGCTGCCCGACCTTTACGAAGCCCGCCTCGTCGCGATGCACACCGGCGGCATGCTGTTCAGGGGCGAGGAGCGGCCGCAGGGCGACGACGGGCCGGCATACGTGCAGGAGTGGTCGGTGATGGTGGAGCCGAGGTAGCGAAATGGCGGCTTTTTGCCAACATGCCGCGCGAAACCCGCATGGTTGCTCAAATTCCGCAGGTTCGATTCCCTCCGCCTCCACCAGTACACTGTTTTAAATCAAGCACTTAAGTGTTTGAAGCTGTCGGCAAATGGGATGAAATGGTGCTGTTCTGGCACCGGAATGCCAACATAATGACAGCGTGATTAGGACGCCCCGGATACCTTCGCGGCGTCCTTTTTCTTTCCATAGACCGCTTCCGCGCGGCTCCCAGCCTGATCGTCGGCATCGGGCATCCACCGCCCGTACCGCCGGATGATCATTGACCAGTCGGCGTGCCCCATCTGCTGGGCGACCCACATCGGATGTTCGCCCGACGACAGCATCATGCTGGCGTAGGTGTGGCGCGTCTGGTACGGGTAGCGGTAGCGCACGCCCGCGCGCTTGATCGCCCACTGCCACAACGTCTTCCGGATCGGCTGGTCGCCAGCCCAGCGCTCCAGCGTCTGCGGGTTCTGGAATACCTCCCCTCCCTTCAGGTACGTGTGTGCCTTCTGCGCGGTCAGCGCTTCGAGCGCCGGCTGCAGCAGCTTCACCTCCCGGCGCCCGGCGGACGTCTTCGTCGCCTCGGCCTCGTCAGCGTGCTGGGTCTGCGCGCGGGCCACGCGCACCACGCCGCGCAGGAAGTCGACGTCGCCCCAGTCCAGTGCGACCAGTTCGGATGTCCGGAGCCCGGTCCAGAAAGCGAACTGCACCAGGTTGCGCCCCTGCCCTTCCAGCGCGGCCAGAATAGCGGCCTGCTCGTCCCGGTCGAACGGGTCGATCTCGTCGTGTTCGTGCGTGGCTGCCGCTTTCTTCCGGTAGGTGTAGCCCGCGAGCGGATTCACCTCCAGCAGTTCGTCGTCGACGGCAGCGTCGAGCGCGGCACGCAGCACGCTCTGGATGTTCCCCAGGGTCTTGTTCCCAGCCGGGTACGCGGCGAGCTTGTCGCGCACGTGCTTCCGCTTCAGCTCCGTCAGCTTCATCTTGCCGAACCAGGGATCCAGCTTTCCCATGACGATCTTCCGATAGGTGTCGTAGCTGCTGGCCTTGCGCTCCAGCTTCTGGCGGTCCAGCCATTTGTCCAGGTAGTCGCCCACCAGCATCAGGTCGCCCGGCGCTGCGGCCGCCTCCTCGAACCGGGCCGCGATCTTCGACTCGGGGAACGTCGCCCGATAGTCGAAGGTACCGCTGGCGATCGCGTGCAGGATCGCCGCGCGGTGCTGCTCGGCCCTTTTTAAATTAGTGGGCGAGGGCTTGAGCTGGACCCTTTCCCTGCAGCGGACGCCGCGGTACATGAAGCTGATTTCGATGCTGCTTTCCGACGCAGCTTTAACACCCCGCCCGTTTCGACCCATTCCTCATACCCTTCCACAATGATAACGATGCGCCCGTCAGGCGCTTTCTTCCAAACTTGCCCTTCCATCCAGATCCCGTCGCGGATCTTCGAACGGATGGCGTCCTCGGTGTATCCGGACTCAAGCGAAAATTTCGGGATTGTCACATAGCGCAGCATCACTCCTCCCTATTCCAGTCCCGCGTCCGGCAACACCCGGCGGTCGCCGTACAGCTCCTGCTCGCGCGTCGGCGGCGCCACCCGCGGCACCGTCCCGCGCCGCTCGTATCGCGGCCGGCGCCGGTCGTTCACCGGGCTGGTGAAGTACGACGACACGCCGCGGCGGCGGTCTTTGCCTCGTTCGATCATCCTTCGTTCCTTTCTCGATACGTCACAGGCCACGGGCACCGGCTCAGCGCGTGCTGGCCGCCGCACCGGGTGCATTGCGCGGCCGACGCCGACGTCCACATCAGCCACCACAGCCACATCGCGATGGCGGGGTTCACGGCGTCACCCGTTTGAACTCGACCACCCACACCCACGGATTGGCGGCCCAGCTGCCGGCGCCGTTGATGCTGTCCCAGAGCGACCGGTATGAGTTCTGCGGGATCGCGACCTTCGGCGTCCATCCATTCGATGGGTCGTAGTTGCGCCACATCCGCGTATCGGGAACCGCACACGGCATCTGCTCGATCCCCTCGGCGATTGCGTCAGCCTCGCTGATGTCCTGCAGCCGCTCGACGCGCACGCCGGTGATCTCCAGAAGGATGCGGCTGTCCTTCCTGAACATGTGGATCGACGGCTTCCATGTGATCTCATCGCCCGGCGGCAGGTTCGTGAAGCCGACCGCGCACGCCGGATAGTCAGCCCGGTAGAAGGTCGGGCCCGGGTCGAGTGTCGTCGGCTTCGCCCAGGTCTCGCGCACCCACAGGCGGTCGCCGGGAACTCCGTACGGACACAGGATGTCGTCGTCGGCGCTGTCCGGCCAATCAGTCGCCACCGGGCGAACGACGCCTGGCCGTCCGAAGGCAACCGGATTCGGTGGCGGGCTGGTACCCCACATCGGCTGAAGGCTCTGCCACGACTCTGGCTGCGGCTTCACTACACGCCGCGTCTGCGTCTTCGTGCCGTCGAGCAGCGCGCGCACCATCGGCGCCGAGAACAGGATGCCGCGTTCAGTCATGGTGGCCGCCTTCGGTGTCGACCAGGTCGGCGCCGGCCGCACGATCGATACGCTCGATCTCGGCCAGCAGCAGCGCGGCGGCACGCACGTAATTGGCGCGGGCGTCGCGCGGCTTCCACCAGGATTCCGCCCACGGCCAGATATACGGCGCCTCGTCGTTGGCGCCGCTCAGGATGTACGCTGCCGCAGCGCGCGGCAGTTCGGCGGCGTGGTACTGGTCATCGCCCTCGCTCGTCATGCCTTCGGCTTCGACCTGTCGGCGGCGCTCGCCCAGCACGTCGCGCGCGGCCGCGGTGCGGCCCATCAGCTGCGCCACCTGCGCCGGCGTCCCGATCGCGATCACGCGGTCCGTTCCCGGCAGCGGGATGATGTTCGATTCCGTTTTCGTGCACTGCTGGTGGCCGATGGCAGCTGCGATCAGGCGGATCCGCGTGTGCTCGGGGGTGTGACAACTAATTTGCGTCATTTTAAGAATCCTTGTAACGTTGCCTCAACACAACTTAGCGAGGTGAAAAATGCAAAAGCTAATCCCAACAGACCAGTACACCGTGGAGCCGAGCTGGCACCAGGAGGGCGACAAATACTTTCCGTGTGTCGCCATCGCGTTCAAGCAAAAGCGAGAAGGCGCCGACCGCTGGTATCGCATCCTTACCGACCGCGGCGAATACCGGAATGCCGATGCAGCTCAACGAGTGGCCGATGAGGTCGAAATCGAAGCGGTCTACGACAACGGCCTCGTCGTGTTCACTCCCCCGGTGGCTTAATCCCCGGATCATCGAAAAGCCAGCGGGTATCCGTCGTGCTGCACACCGTCCAACTTGCGGCCCGCGGCTTTCTTGCCGACGCGTGCCACCTGCTGTCCGCCCTCGAAGCCGTGCCATTGCGGCTTGTCCGGTAGCGGCGCGGCCCCTTCCAGGATGAGCGTCTTGCCCAGGACGCTGCGGCCGTCGATCGCTGGCAGCCATTCGCCCCACTGCTTGAACAGGTACGGCACGTCGGCGGCCGCAGCGT